CTACCGTATCCGAGGTAGATCTCGATACCAGCGCCGCGCTTGGGCAATGTGACGGCGCCGTCACGGTCGTCGATGCGCAGCTCGAACTCGTCCGACTCCATGCCGGGTTTATCCAGGGTGCGCAACAGCAGCAGGCGGTCATTGATCAATGCGGTGATATCGGACCCATCAGCAACAATCCGAAAGGTGGGTTTCATGCTCGTGCCTCGTTGTTCAATCCCACAACTGCACCTGCTCGGCCATTGGCTCTGCAACGTCAGGAAAGCTGATTAACAGGCCAGCCCGAAACGGCTGACGCTCATCCGCCAACAACCGATTCGCCGCCAGCACCGCCTCGACCGTGCCGTTCAGGTGCCCGTACTGCTGGAAACACAGGGTATCCAGCAGGTCGCCATCAGACGTTCTGCATATCGTCGCCATAGCGCGTGAACTCCAGACTAAAGGTTTGCTTACGCGGGATCCCACCGGCCAGCAACGCGCCCTGCTCTTCCTCCAGGCTGCGCAAGCACCAGGTGCCCAGCACGAAACCATAGCCAGTGGTCAAGTTGAGCGGCAGCAGCTTGGCCCCGATGGAGCGCAGGGTATCCAGTTGTTTGAGACCGCCCTTGAAGGTGGGAAAGATCGCACCCTTGAGGCTCAACTTTTCCTCTCCCATGCCTACGCCCTGCTGCGCTGGCCGGCGACTTAGGCGCTCTTGCGAGGCCCATCTAAACTCTGTCTGCCGGCGCAGTTCGTCGAAGGCTGCCGTGTCCAGGTTGAAGTAGAACGGCTGGGCATTGGTTTGCAGCGGTTGCAGGATCAGCAAATGCGGAAACGGTTTGACCGCTTCCGCCATGGGTGTAGCGTTAGGCGCCAAGGCGCTGGTAGGTATGATGTTCGCCAGACGGGGGTCAACCTTACCGGCGATCTGGTTGATCGCCGTCCCGGCCTTGTACGCCTGCTCCTTGAGGGTTTCCATACGCTCATCCAGGCCCGACATCGTTCGCGTGCCCTTGTTATAGGTGGCGAGGACGGTGCCGACCTTCGACTGCGCGGCGCCGATTCCGCGCATGACTCGCTGCAGCTTCTCACCAACACCCGGTGGCACGCCGGGAAGACTGGCAAGCTCTTCAGCGGCGCCAGTGATTTCGCTGATCGCACCGTTCACCGGCCCGATCATGTCGTCGATGCTGCGCCGGCCCGCCTCCCCGGCCTGGACCAGGGATTTGAAGCCTGACTGCAGTTGTTCCATGTAGGCCATGGCGGCTCCTTAAACGTGAGGGGCATCGAATAGGTTTCGCCGGGTTTGCTCCCGACTGAAGTCATCAAACATCTGCCGCATATGCGGCATCAGTTCCTGGGCCAGTTGGCGCGGATCTTTGACATCACCCTGCACGGTCACCTGTGTGGATGGGGAAAACGTCCACTGCTGATCGATACGCGGTGGGTCCGTTTTCGCGACCGCAGCAGCACTGAGTACTGCAGGTGCGGCGGCAGCAACCGGTGCGACTGCCAACGAGCGCGAGACATCCCCCAGCGCAGGGCCAGGTGCAGAGGGCGCCTTGAGCATCAACGGGCCGGACGACAACGAGGGCGCCATCTGGCCGAGACATGGCATGGGCACAGCACTGGGCGGTGGCAGGCGCAACGGTGACGGTTGCGCCGGCAGAGCCAAAGGCTCATCCGGGCCGCCGAACGCCGCTTTACCCACAGCACTACCCAACTCACCACCACCCCAACTCCCCAGAAAACCGCCAATCAGACCGCCAACCACAGTACCGATCACCGGCACCACCGAACCAATCGCGGCTCCCGCGGCTGCACCGGCAAGCGTGCCGGCCAAGGTGCCAGCAGCATTGCCGTAGCCTTCGGCCTTTTCGTCGCGGGTTTCAGCGTTCTGGTAAGTATCGGCGGCAATCAGCCCTGCCTCGATCAACGCAAAGGGCGCGGCGCCTTTGGCGAAGCCCAGCCCTTTGCCCATCATGACCTTGGGGTCAAAGCGACTCGCTGCTGCTCCGATGGCTGAAGCCGGTCCTGCACTGGGGATTCGGCCACCCCGGCCGCGCTTACCCTTCCCTCGACCGCGCTCACCTTCACGTCCGTCAATTCCCCCACCGCCTGCGCTTGACGGGTTGGTGACAAACACCCGCTGGATCACGTTCGGGTTGCCCATCAGCGAGCCACGCCCGACGTTGAGCAAGCCCTTACCGATCTTGATCGCGTTGATCGCAGCGCCCAAACCGATAACACCTGCAGCCAACACCGTCGCCCCACTGATCACTGTCGGAAACTTCCCGGCCAGTTCACCCAACCCGTAAGCCAACTTCGCCAGCCCATCCGCCGCCAGATCCGTCAACGGCCGCACCGCGTCCCCGATCCGGGTCATCGACGACTCAATACCTGCCGTCGCCGCCGACCACTTGCGATTCGACGTCTCCCGCGCCTTGGCCGCGTCCGCCTCGATCTTGGCCTTGCCATCGGTCTCCTTGATGGTCGCCATATCAGCCTTGATCTTGTCGCCGTATTTGATCTGCGCGAGCAAGCCAGCACTGGCGCTCTGATCGCTGACAATGTTCGCCAGCCCCGCCGCCTCAGTCAGCGCAATCATGGCTTGCTCTTCCTCGGCACTGCCATCCGCCGAGGCTTTGATCTTGGCCTTGAGCGCCTCGATTTTCTTGGCCTTGGCCGGGTCCTGTTTCTTGATCAGTTGCTCACTGAGCATGATAAAGGCGTCGACCGGGTTGGCCGCCTTGCCGCTTTTGGTCGCGGCAAGGATCGAGCTGGTCAGGTCATAGCCTTCCTTAGCGAACCGTTCCTGGCTGGTGCTGCTGATTACCGCGTTAAGCAGGTTGTTCATGTTGGTGGCCGCCGCCGCCGAATCCTGAGTTTGCGAAAACTGCGACTGCAGGCTGGCACCAAGGAAGCGCACCGCCTCCGGGCCTTCCATGCCCAGACGTTTGATGTTGCCGAGCATGGCCGGCAGGTACTTGGCCATGTCCTTGGGACCGAATGCACCGATATCACCGGCCGCCGCCACCTGGCCCAGCATGGCGCCCATGTCGGCCTGCTTGACCCCGGCCTCCTTGAACGAGTTGATCAGGGTGGCGATGGTTTCGGGCTCCATGCCCTGGCCGTCGATCAAGTCGGCGATCTGCCCGGCGTAGCTGGTGGCAACATCCCACTCCACGCCCTTTTCGATCAGCGCCCCAACCGACCGTGCGAGCAGTTGCTGGCTCATGCCCTTGTCTGCCGCGACCTTGCTGATGCTGGCCGCCAGGTCGGCCTCGTCGCCGGTACCAGCGGTGTGTGCCCACAACGACATCTGGCGGATCTGCGCTTGGTAGTCGCCGGAGACCTTGGTCGGAATCGCTAACGTAGCGGTAAGTGCCGCTGCCTGGCCGAGGGAACTTTTCATGCCCTCCTTGCCCTGCTGGATCTGCGTGTGGCCCAGCGCCTTGAGTTCCGCGCCCCGCGCTATCTGCCCGAGGGCTTGATATTCCTTGCGCAGTTTGCCGACCTCGATGCCCTGTTCCTTCAGGGCCTTGAGGTTGGATTCGAGTTTTTGCAGCAGGCCATCGGCCGAGGCCTTACCCGTGTCATGGGCTTTTTTCCATTCGTCCCGCAGGCGCACCGTGTCGCCGATGGTGCTCTGCAGCACGCGGGCCTTGGTGCCTTGCTCGCTGAGTTTCTTGATGCGGCCTTCGACATCCTTGAAGGCGGCGCCGACCGTGGAACTGACGGCGCCGCCGATGACCAGGCCGAGCGCCAGGTTGTTTGCCATAAGAGCACTCCAGGCTGGGATGCAGGGCTCAGTCCATGAGCCACCAGATCATCGTGGAAAAGGGCATGGTCTCGATTTCATTGGCGGCAAACGAATACTGCGTCGCCAAGCGCTTCGCGACCTGCTTTTGCAGGGCCGGGTTAAATCCCGTCGTCCTGCACCAGGCGAAAGTAGGCGGCTTGCAGCCGCTGGTAGTCCGTCAGCTTGAGCCCCTCCAGATCCTTGATACCGGACTCGGACAGAGAGGCAAACAGATGCATTTCGCGCGCTTCGTCATCGCCGCCTGCAGTGGCGTTGGCCGCTCGCACCTCGCGCACGGTAGGTGAGCGCAGCGTCAATCGGTCGACCACAACACTGTTGATCTCGCTGGGCCGGGACAAGGTGACTGTTGCGCTATCGGGGGTGACAACTAGCCAGGACGGCAATTTTTTGAGGTCTGTCATGTGAAAGTTACTCCTTACATGCCCAGGTCACGACGGACACTGGCGAGTTGATCGACACCGTTGATGACGCGAACACAACCCAGCGGGTCGATCTCGTACATCAAGCGGCCGCCTACTTCGAGCTTGTAGTAGCTGACGCTCAAGGCGTACTTGAACTCGGAAGGGTCGCCCGGTTTCCATTCACCCGGATCCAGCTCAGTAAGCATGCCTCGCAAGGTTGCAACCACCGACGTCGTGGCGCCCCTCTGCACCTTGAAAGAACCCCGGAAAACCGCGTTGAACGCAGTCTGATCGGCAAGGCCAAAAAACTTCATGGCTTCACGTCGGACACCCTTGGTGCTGAAGGATGCCTCCATTTTTTCCATGCCCTGATCCATATCGATGCCGGCATCCATACCGCCACCGCGATACTCATCGGTCTTGATCTTGAGCTTGGGCAGAGACAGCGTGGGTACGTCGCCGGAGAAATTGATGCCATCGACAAACATGTTCATCAGGTACAGCGTTTGCGGAACCATAGACATTGCGGGATCTCCTTAGCCGTTGGTGTCGAGGACTTCGGTCAGCCATTGGTTGGTGACCTCGACCCGGAAATTGGGGTTTTCTGCTGGTGGTACGTCGGTGAAGCGGATGTTCCAGTACACCTTGCCCTGCTCCAGCTGGCTGGCCGTGTTCAGCTCTGGATCGGCGAACACCTCGAAGTTGATAATCGCTCCCTGGTTCTTCAGGTCGCGCATGAAGTTCTGCAGCCCGGCGGTGACGTCGCCGACGTAGGTCTTGGTGATCGAGCGGTCGACTGCCCATTTGTGGCCGTACAGGATCGCGTCCATGACGATATCCATGGTACGAACGCGGGTGACAAATGCCCATTTCGGATCACTGGAGCAGGTGCGGTTGCCCCACAAACGAAAACCGTCATCGCGGATGATGGTGGTGATGTTCGCGTTGTTGAGCAGGTTGGCCCGACAGGTTTCGTCACCGTCGAGAAACTCGACCGGACGCTTGGTCCCGGTGATGCCGACAAACTCTTTGTTCGACGGCGAGGCCCAGAAGCCGTATTCCGAATCGGTCCACGCGAACAAGCCGGCGGTCCAGGCAGACGCAGGACTGTCGACGGTGGCATTAGCGACCGTGCTCCAGACCTGTACGCCCGGATCCACCACATACACACGCTTGCTGCCGAAGTTTTCAACGAAGGCAATGGCCGCTTCGTCGGTGGTGTTAGGGCCGTCAATAATGGCTAAGGCCCGTAGTTTTCCGGCCAGGGCATCCATGGCAGTGGCGACCGCTTGTGTCGCAGAATGACCCGGTGCGATCAGCAGGCGCGGTTGCGAGTTGAACTTGCTCTTGCCATCGAGCAGCGCCTGCAGACCGGTACGCTCGCCGTTTGCCAGGACGCCGCCGATGATGGCCGAGGTCTGCTGGGCCGGGTCCTCGGTCAACGCTACGCCGACTGCGACGATGACGGCCTTGGCCCGAGCAAACACGGCTTTAGCCGCTTGGGTGATGGCCGAGTCCGGTCCGAAGGCGGCGACCGCTTCGGACTCGCGGGTGAGCAGCACCAATTGGTTGGGCTTCGCCAGCGCCGGGGCGCCTGGGGTGAAGGTGTCGCAAAGGCCGATGATGGACGAAGACGGCACCGCAATCGGTCGCGATCCGGTGTCGACATTGGTGACGGTGACGCCGTGGAAGAATCCTGCTGCACTCATTGTGCGATCTCCAGAAACGACAAAGCCCCGCATATGCGAGGCTTAGAGGGTTAAACAAAAAATTGCTGGTTAACGTAAGTACGTGCCGCTCTTACTCGGTTTGATCCGCAAGCCAGCCCGGTGGATTCGGGCGTAGATCGACATTAGGAAAACCTTCTACTGTCGGCCAATCCCTTAATGCCTGCCTGTATCTCAGCAGCTCGGAAAACTGCTCAGGTGTGATCATGGTTTCCTGGTCCATATCCACTTCGTCACGATGGCGGGCCACTATCCATTCACTGGTGACAATCTCACCGTCTCTCCATAACCGCTCATTCTCAGCCATCTCTGCAGTCGTAGGTGCAAGGCGCTCAATGGCGATAGGTTGACCATCACTATCAGCAATCAAGCGCATGCCATTTGAGCGCGCCTCTGTCATTGCTTCGAAAACATCCTGCGAGACCTCCACAATGTCAGAAGGCATCTTGCAGCTTTCAGTTCCGGGAACACCATGCGTATCGGTGCGAAAAAAAGTAGTTGTGGACGGACTGAAATACACCTGAGACATGATCACCACCCCAAAGCCAATACACGGAAGCGGCCCGCATCGTTGAAGGTGCCGCCGCCGTTTAATACGAACTTCTGCTTGTCCCAACTGCCGGTCACAATCCCGGCGTTCGTTGCCCATCCGGAGCCAAGCGTGCTACTGAGCAGCACAGGAAACACTCCAAAAACACCGTTTGGAAACTCCAGCGGGTAGTAGCGATAATCGGTTTCAGAAGCGCTTTCTGTCACCTCGAACACTTGCTGCATCCACCCATTCGGCAAGGCCAGAATACCCAGACTACTTGAAAGGCTGGTGGTCACCGCTGCGTTATGCCATACGGGCGAATCTGTTACCCAGGCAATAGGATTGGCCCCAGCACCGGCCCTCCTGATCGTGACTTGACCGTGACTGACCGTCAGAGTGGATGCGGCCCTTGCAGTGTCATGGCGCACCCAGGCACCACCATTCCAGTAACAGTTCTGGCAGATAGACGCTTCTTCTTGAGCGGACAAAAAGCCATAAGCTGTTGCATGTAGGTCGATACTACCGCCCGCCAGTGGATTGACGTTTCGCAAAGCATCTTTGATCCCATAGCCCTGCAAGGAATCGGCGTTGTTAGCTTTGCCCGAAAGGAAGTTGGAGATCTCTGTTTTGGTAAAGGCGTCGCCAATACCATAACCAACCAACGTAGCAGGCAGATCCAGTAGATTAGAAAATCTTGCATTGCTAGAGTCCCAAACCGTTGACGTCGTTTGCCAAACAATGGGATTGGCACCTGCTGCGGCCTTTCGAACAGTCACTCGCCCCGAGTCGGTCGTTATGCTAACCGCCGGCGCAGAAGTGTTATGTCGCATCCAGACGCTGCCGTTCCAATAGCAGTTCTGGCAGAGAGATGCTTCGCTTTGCGCAGATAGAAACCCATAAGCACTCCCGTGTATGTCAATACTGCCACCAGGCAGCGGATTGACATTTTTAAGTGCATCGGTGATGCCATAGCCTTGCAAGGTAGTTGCTTTGTCCGCCTTCGTCGCCAGACCGTTGATAACGTCAGTCGCGAAGTTGGGATTGTTGTTTAGGGCGCGGGCAAGCTCTTCAATCGTATCGACAGCACCAGGCGCAGCGCCGATCAACCGAGCAATGGCGGCCTCAATGTTCGCGTTGGTTTCAGCTCTGGTGAATGCATCGCTAATGCTGTAGCCGGCCAGTGTGGTCGGCCGCTCCAACAAGCTCGAAAATTTCGCATTACTCGCGTCCCAGACGGGGGACATTGTTTGCCAACTGATTGGGTTTGGGCCAGCACCTACCCTTCGAACATAGAGCTGCCCCCCGTCCAAGGTGACACAAATTGCCGGTTTGTTAACGTCATGGCGTAACCAGGCATTACCGGAGTAGTAGCAGTTTTGGCAGACAGAGGACTCACTAACGGAGGTCACAAAAGCGTAGGGGCCGCCATGAAGATCAAGGCTTCCACCCAGCAACGGGTTGGGGTTAGGGAGTGCGTCGGTAATACCGTAGCCAGCGAGTGTGGTTGGATTGCTACCCGACACCACAATGCCCCGTGCATTGATCGTGACCTGACGGTAAGAACCGGGTGCCTTGTTCGCCGGCAGCACCGCATCAATCGAACGATCCACATACTCCCGCGTTGCCAGCACAATGGCCGGATCGATCTTCAACACCACATTGGTGATACTGGAAACAATGAAGTTCATCCGCACAATCTGCGTTCGCCCCGAGCCCTGCGAGAGCACCGGCTTGAAACTAGGCGCGCAGTTGGAGACGGCTACAAGGTCACCATCTTCGTCATACAACCCGATCTCCCGAATCCACCAGCCACCAACATCTGCAGGGATGACTTGTTCGGCAATGATGACGGCTGGGTTTACCGGATCGAGGGTAAGTTGATTCAACGGCGCCCTGCGGCATTCATTGATCAGCTTGGTTTGCGTAGCATTGGGCACCGGATCGATACCATTGGCATCCCCTACCGCCATGGCTGTGAGCTTCCAAGGAAGCCCCAGGGCATTGGCATTTGCCAGTTTGGCGGCTCCCACATTGGTGAGGATCGCCATGAATTGCGAGTTCTGATCAATCATGGGTACACGTCCAGAGTGTCAATACTGTGTTCGCGTCCGGCCACACTGATGTAGCCGGTGACTTCAATGTCACGCTGCACAGGGGGGTAGACGTCGATTACGTCGCCTTCGTAAACGGCAACACCTATATTTATGGAGCCTTGGGTTTCCAAACTGATCGCTAGGCCCGTCATGTGACGGCTGACCGGTTTGGCATCATCAATAAGCCGCTCCAGCTCCAGATAGGCCTCTTCGGTGATACCGGTATCCAGCACGCCGACCTTCAAGGCAAAAGTGCCGGGGATGCCTTTGGGCTTCATCTCCCACCACTCCAGCACCTCGATCAGGTAGCCCAGCGGCTCAACCACCCGCCGCAGGGCGCCGATGGTGCCCTTGTGGGCATGCACATAGAACGCCGAACGAATGGCTGAGCGCTTGACCGCTTCGGTCCAGCGGGTGTCCCAGCGGTCGACGGACCAGGTCCAGGCCAACCAAGGCAGCAAGTGCGCCGGGCAGGTGTCCGGGTTGTACAAGGCGCGCAACGGGATCTCGGTTTTTTCAGCCATCGCGGCCTCAATGGCGCGCTCCAGCTGTGTGCTGCTCAGGGGTAACAAACCGCTCATCTCAGCCTCCAAGCACCACGGTGTAGCCAGTGCAGTACGCGGCCTGGGACTTGCTCGGTTTCAGGTCGGCCCAGTTTTTCAGCTCGACCCGGCCGACACCGCTGATATGCAACTGGGCATCAACACCAGAACGGGCGACTTCCAGGGCCAGCCGTTTACGGGGGTTGACCCAGGCGGCTAGGCGCTTCTCAGCTTCAGCCCGGATCGCTTCGTTTTCCGGGCCGGCGCCGATCATGTGCAGCACCGCATCAATTCGGTACTCCAGGATCTCGGCGCTCTGTACCGTGAGACGGTCGCCCACCGGGCGGATGTCGTCGTCGCTGAGCTTGCTGCGCACCTGATCAAGCAGTGCCTGATCAGCCCGGCCACTGCCAATCAGACTGAGCACCGTCACGACCACCTGCGCAGGGGCCGGGCTTTCTGCCGTGGCGTCGGCCACCAGCGCCGAGGCGTTGCGAGCGTGGAAGATGTAGCTGTTACGTGGGCCGGCGGTGGTCAGTCCCTCATAGACCAGCTGGATCCGCTCGCGCAGGGCATCGTCAGATTCCCTGACTTCCTCTACGGGCGGCACGGCCAGCAGGTTGGCCGGCTGAATCACCAGCCGCTGCAACTTGACGTTGGCCGCCAACTGGTCGAGATCCTCCTTTTCGGCATAGGCCAGCAACAACGCCTTGGCTGCATCGTTGACCCGTGCCCGGTTTTGCATCTTGCCGTAGGCAAACAGCTCCAGCAGCTTGACCACCGGATCGCTCTCCAGCGCCGCCGACCAGTTGTCGCCCATGTACTCGCGAAACGCCGCGAGCGCTTCGTCATACAGCGCCTCATAGTCCAGCGACTCCAGCACCTGCGGCGCCGGCAGTGCCGATAAATCCACCGTACTCATGCCGACACCTCCAACAGTTGCCGTTCGCCCAGGTATTCGCCGGTCAGCTTGAAGTCGATACGACCGCCAACGACGGCGACGACCTGCACCTGTTCCAGTTTTAGCCGCGGCTCCCATCGCTGCAGTGAGCGGGCGACTTCGGCCTGTACCGCGCTTTTCCAGCCTTCGTTCACCGGCAGGTCAACAAAGCGCCTTAATAGGCTGCCGTACTCTGGCCGCATCCGCCGACTGCCCACGGGCGTGGCGAGAATGTCCCCAATGGACTGCCGGAGATGATCGAGCCCGGACAGCGGTTTTCCGGTGCGGCGATCCATTCCGATCATCGGGGCTACTCCGTTTGTTTGAATTCGCTGTGCTGGGAAAGAAAGCCGAGCAACGTGTCGTCGCGGGCAGTGATACGGCCTTTGGCGACGCTGGCCGCACGCCCGTCGGGCAGGATTAACGTGCGCGAGGTGTAGACCTGATCGTGGAATACGACCCCACCGTCAGCGGCCAACACACCCGAGGGCGGTGGCTCGATGACTGTAGGCAAGTTATCGCCCCTGTTCTTACTCATAAATGAACCCTCCAAAAACGAAGAAACCCGCACGCGGCGGGTTGTGGATAATGGGTCTGTCAGTGTTTGTGGTTGGCCGTATTGCCGCCCGCATCAATCACTTTTCCGGCCGTGCTGATGTCGCCGGTCGCGTCTAATGTGCCCTCG